GCCGGAGCCCTGGTCAAAGCTTTTAGAAACGATGACCCTGAAACGTATTTAACAAACGACAAACAAGCTAACGCTATGATACTTGACACAGCGGATCAATTAGAACGAGAAGAAAGACAAGCAGCAGTTGGCGATGCACCAGAATTATTAGACGAGTCTGCAATAGGTGCAGAACTAGGTTTAGCTGCAGCTGCAGTTCCTGGTTCTAAAAAATTATTTGATGCTAGAAAGAAAAAAGGCTTTGGTGCTGTAAGAGCAGGACTAGGACCGGTTGGAAAAGCGTTATCCGGATTTGCTACACCATTAGGTATAGCGGCAACCACACCATTAAATGTTGCAAGTCAAGTTTATGCAGGTGATTCTGTTGAAGACATCGCAACTAACCCATTTAACTATTTAGGTCCAGCATTTGCAGGAACTTTAACAAAAGAAGCAACTCGTGGTATGGGTGCAACAAGTCAATTAGCAAAAGCATTAAGATTAGGTATGAGTCCAGGTGCTATTAACATGATATCAAGAAGATTCGGATTACCTGGTTTAGCGTTATCTAGTGGTATATCATTATTTGAATTAGCTGATGAATATAAGTCAGGAAGGGGGATGTTTGGCAAAAAAGAATAAAACACTTGTTGCAAATATGCAACACGTTAAAACTAACCTAATCCCACCTAGAAGTGGGCCAAACCCACAGGGCTTGAATGTTCCTACAAAACAAGTTAAAACAATTAAGAACTCGGAGAAATTAAATGGCAGACGACAATATAGACAAAGCTCTTCCTAACGTTGAGCAAACAATAACCGTACCCGGCGAAGAAGCAGTTACAGAAACAGAAGTTACAGAAGATAGAATACCTTCACCTGATGATATTGAAGTAACTCAAACTGATGACGGCGGTGCTGAAATTAATTTTGAACCTGGTGCAGTTAATCAAGCAGGCACTGAAGCTCATTTTGATAATTTAGCAGATTTATTACCTGAAGATGTTTTAGGATCATTAGCTTCTACACTTTACGAAAATTTTACACAATATAAAGAATCTAGAAAAGATTGGGAAAACTCTTACGTTAAAGGATTAGATTTATTAGGATTTAAATACGAAAACCCAACACAACCCTTTCAAGGCGCTTCAGGAGCAACGCATCCTGTACTAGCAGAAGCTGTAACTCAGTTTCAAGCACAAGCTTACAAAGAATTATTACCCGCAAAAGGACCTGTACATACACAGGTCATGGGAAAACCTGACAGAGCTAAAGAAGATCAATCTGTTAGAGTAAAAAATTTCATGAACTACCAACTCATGAATGTGATGAAGGAGTATGAACCCGAGTTCGATCAAATGCTTTTTTATCTCCCTTTAAGCGGCTCTACTTTTAAAAAAATCTACTACGATGAACTTTTAGGTAGAGCTGTTTCTAAATTCGTACCAGCTGATGATTTAGTTGTACCTTACACTGCAACATCTATTGAAGATGCAGAAGCAGTTTGTCATACATTAAAGATGTCAGAGAACGATTTAAAAAAACAACAAGTATCAGGTTTCTATAGAGATATAGATATACAACCTGGTTATGACCAAGAAACAGACGTTGAGAAAAAAGAACGAGAACTAGAAGGCGTTAGAAAATCAAGAGATCAAGATGTTTTTTCTATCGTTGAGTGTCATACAGATTTAGATCTAGAAGGATTTGAAGATATTGGCAAAGATGGTGAACCAACAGGAATTAAACTTCCATATATTGTAACTTTGGAAATGGGATCAAGAGAAATACTTTCTATAAGAAGAAATTATAAAGCTGAAGATCCGTTAAAGAAAAAAATAGAATATTTTGTTCACTTTAAATTTTTACCAGGACTAGGTTTTTATGGTTTTGGTTTAATACACATGATCGGTGGTTTATCAAGAACTGCCACAACGGCTCTAAGACAATTATTAGATGCAGGAACTTTAAGTAACTTACCTGCAGGATTTAAACAAAGGGGTATTCGTGTAAGAGACGAAGCACAAGCAATACAGCCTGGAGAATTCAGAGATGTCGATGCACCTGGTGGAAACATCAAGGACGCGTTTATGACTCTTCCTTTTAAAGAGCCTTCACAAACTTTATTATCTTTAATGGGGATAGTTGTACAAGCGGGACAACGGTTTGCCGCCATAGCTGACATGCAGGTCGGTGACGGCAACCAGCAGGCAGCTGTTGGAACGACTATTGCCCTCTTAGAGCGAGGCTCCAGGGTCATGTCAGCCATACATAAAAGATTGTATGTGGCGATGAAGAGTGAATTTAATTTATTAGCCGAAGTATTTAAAACTTATTTACCACCTGAGTATCCTTATGATGTTGTTGGTGGAGAAAGAAATGTTAAGGTTGCAGATTTTGATGACAAAGTAGATATTTTACCTGTTGCAGACCCAAATATTTTTTCACAAGCGCAAAGAATTACGATGGCACAAACAGAATTACAACTTGCACAGTCAAATCCACAAATTCATAACTTATATGAAGCGTACAGAGCGATGTATACGGCAATTGGTGTTAAAGATATTGATAAAATCTTGCCACCACCACAACAACCGCAACCAATGGACCCTGCACAAGAGAATATTTTAGCAATGACAGGTAAACCTTTCCAAGCTTTCAAAGGTCAAGACCATGCAGCGCACATAACTTCGCATTTAAACTTTATGTCAACAAGTATTGCACGAAACAACCCTACAATTTTAGGTGCATTAGAAAAAAATATCTTTGAACACATAAGTTTGATGGCACAAGAGCAAATTGAAGTAGAATTTAGAGAAGAAATTACACAAGTTCAACAAATGCAAATGGGAATGCAGCAATTAATGGCGCAAGGACCACAAATGCAACAGTCTCCTCAATTTATGCAAATGCAACAGCAGTTATTAGGTATGCAACTGTCTATGGAGTCTAGAAAAGCTAAATTAATTGCAGAAATGACTCAAGAATTTATGGCAGAAGAAGATAAGATTATGGGTCAACTAGGAAACGATCCAATTGCTAAATTAAAGTCAAGAGAACTTGATTTAAAAGCTCAAGACGACGCTAGAAAAGAGCAAGAAGGTCAAGAAAAGATAAATATTGATAAAATGAAGGCTATGATGAATCAAAATCAACATGAGGATAAATTAGCCCAAAATGAAGAATTAGCTGAGCTTAGAGCTGATACATCACTAACAAAACAGATGATGTCACAAGAAGCAAAACTACGATCTGACAGGTTTAAACAAAGAGACGTAAGTATCTTGAAAGGACCTAAAAGATAGTGTACAATTACTAACAACGGAGAAAATTATGGCATTAAAAAAATTAAAAAAAGGTTTAAAGAAGGTTGCTAAAGCAGTAGTTCCTGTAGGAGCAGCACTTTTAGCTGCAAGAGCCTTAAAAAAAAGAAACGCTAGAAATGCTATGATGAATAGCGCAACTTCTAATGATGGATTTGCAGCTCCAATTGGAGAATTACAAGATAATAGTTTTTTACCTGACGATGGTTTTATAACTAGAAATAATCCATACGGAGAAGGCGCAGCTAAAAAAGGCGGAAGCGCTGGTAGAAAAAAACGTTCAACAATTACTGGAGTCGCAGTACGTGGTTTTGGTAGAGCGTTAAAAGGAAAATAATTATGGTAAAAATAACAAAAGACAAAGGCGTTAACAAAGACGGATTCCAAACAGGTGGCGTTGAAATTAGTGACTCTCCAAGTAAAGTTGGAACTGATCCAAGATCAAAGATCCTAACTAACGAATACAAAGTTTACAGTGATATCTGTGAAGGTACAACTGTAGAAGTTAGAGGCAGACGTGCTATGTTAAAAAACAAAAAGAAAACAGCTACTTGGTACTAGTATGGCCTGGTTCAGTCTAGCAAAGATTGCATTACAAGCTGGAAGTAAAATTTATTCTAACCGCCAAAAGACTAAGATGGCTATGTCTGATGCACAATTAATGCATGCAGAAAAAATGGCTCGAGGTGAGGAAACTTACCAAGGCAAATTACTAGAAGCCCGTCAAAACGACTATAAAGATGAATTTGTCCTCGTTATAATTTCAGCGCCCATCGTGGTGCTTATGTGGGCAGTAATGTCAGACGATCCGACTGCTATGGAGAAGGTAAAATTATTTTTCGAATACTTTCATGAGCTTCCAAAATGGTTCACTAATTTATGGGTGCTTGTAGTTGCTAGTATTTTTGGTATAAAGGGTACACAAATTTTCCGTAATGGAAAAAAATAGGAGATAAATATGAGAAACGATTATGGTAACAGACCTAGAGAAAAAATGATGGGCGGCGGTATGATGAAGAAGCCTATGATGAAAAAAGGTGGATCTGTTAAAAAAAAAACAAAAGCTAAGAAAAAGAAGTAGTGAAAAAATTATTTACTAAAATAATAAACATCATCTTTGGAAAAAGATGCGAGTGTAAAACTAAGGAGCAAAAATGAAAAAACCGTTACCAAAAGGTAAAAAAGGCAAAGGCATAAGAGCTTTAAAAAAGAAAGCACCTCACATAGCTAAAAAAATGGGGTACAAAAGAGGAGGAAGAGCATAATGGCAAAACGTGGATTATACGCAAACATTCATGCGAAGAAAAAAAGAATTGCGGCAGGCTCAGGTGAAAAGATGAGAAAACCTGGTGCTAAAGGTGCACCAACTGCAGCTAACTTTAAAAGAGCAGCGAAAACAGCTAAGAAGCCTAAGAAGAAAAAGTAATGGCGATTAGAAAGACTACGAAAGGTCCAGGTGCTAATTACCGGCCAACTAAATCTGGTGCAGGTATGACAGCAAAAGGTGTTAGAGCTTATAGAGCAGCTAACCCTGGATCTAAGTTGAAAACAGCTGTGACTGGAAAAGTGAAGAAAGGGTCAAAAGCTGCTGGTAGAAGAAAGTCATATTGCGCTAGAAGTGCAGGACAATTAAGAAACTCTTCTGCTAAGACAAAGAATGACCCTA